CAATCGGCCGGATAAACCTTGAGCGAGCGGCCGGTTTTCGGCGCGGTGACGAGCGCCATTTCCTCGAGCAAAACCGGCGCCGGCGTCTCGTCATAATCCCACCGGCACGCGATGTAAGGCACCGCCGGATTGAGCCGGCGCGCGAGCCCGGTCGTGCCTTGCGGCTGGTAGCTCAGGAATAAATGCGGCGCCGTGTCGACGTCATAGATGAACGCGAGCCCCTCCGAGGGCGAGACGCCGCTATCGTGCGGGCCGCCGAAATGCGAAACCTTGCCCTTGAGGTTGAGCGTCATTTGCGGTTGCGCGGTCCCGGTTTTGTCGCCGGCATTTCCTCGGGCGGCACATACGGATCAGGGACGCCGCCGTCGACGAGCCATTGCTGGTATTCGATCCAATCACGGTTGGCCGGATCGGGCGGGATGGTTGCGCCGTCCGCCGTTCGGATGACGTGCTCGGTTTCGGTGAGTTGATAGTCCGCCATTACATCCTCGCGTCGCATGTATAAACGCGCCCGAGGATATAAGAGTCGGCAATAGCAGCAGCCGCCACCAGTGTTGCTAAAACTTCCTTGGCAGATTGCGCGACGAGCGAGTAATTGCTCGCGTTGTTGTTCGATCCGCCGACGGTTAATGCCGTTGTCGGTGCTACTCGCATTTCAACCGGAAGCGGATGCGTTGCTGCCATATTCGTCACCGTCGCCGTAAAATTCCAGTATCTCAGGCCGGTTGTTACGACCTGAAAATACCGCATACACAAAAGCAATTCTTGCGAGTAAGGCCGCATGATGAGCGGCGAGCGCGACGCGATCGGCGCGTCGCTGCCTGGAATGGCAAACACGCCGCCGATGCGAAAAACGTCCGAGGTCGCCGCGACGCCGTTGACCTGGCCCGTTGCCGCAACAAAGTTTCCCGCAAGCCATGTGTTCGGTGACGATGTTGTAAATGTCGTCCCGCTCGCGTTGACAAAGCCGAGCATCATTGCGGCCGTGTTGTCGGCCGGCCATGTGCCGGCCGTGTCGCCGGGGATGGTGACGACGTTGTATTGGGCGACGTCGGCGGCGACTTGCGTATATGTAAACACATAGGAGCGGTTGCCCGCACCATTGCGGACGTTGCCGCTGTAAAGCCCGGCGCGATGATGCGATGACCAAAAACCGACCGTAAGCGGTTGCGCGTTGGCCGTCCCCCAGGCCAGCCGCGCAATGCGGTAGCCTTCGATTTGCTGGTAAAAAGAAAAATTATCGCCCGCCCCGAGCGAGCCTTGTGCGGTGGTGACCGCCATGTAAAGGGCGTTTGCAAGGCCGGGGAAAAAGGCAACATTGCCAATCGCGCCAGCCGCTAACGCCGCCGTACCAACCGCGTTGAACCGCCAGCCATCGCACGCATACCCGGTCGTTGTTCGGGTATTGCCGAGGCCGAGCTCCTGGCTGATTTCCATTGCGCCGTTGATCTGGATGCCGCCATAGGCCATCGCATCGAACGGCGCGGCGTAAACGTTTTGCCGCGCCTGTTGCTGTTGCGGCGCGGTCAGTAATTGCGCGGTGTCGTAGCGCACCGCCTTGCCGGACACCGCGCCCACGACAAACGCGGTCGTTGCAATCGACGTATCGTTATCGGCCGCCGCCGGTGTCGGCGCTTGCGGGTCGCCGGTAAACACCGGAGACGCTTTCGGCGCGAGCGACGTGTCGCTCGGATGCACATGATCTTGCCGTGCGAACAAGAGCGACGTGCCAACCGCGGCCGTGCCGTCCATGAGCGGCGGCGCGGTGCCAGGCGCGCCCGCACCGTCGGCGCCGGCCGGTCCTGTCGGCCCGGTTGCGCCGGTATCGCCTTTGTCGCCTTTGTCGCCCTTTGGCCCGGTCGGCCCGGTCGGCCCCGGCACCGTCGAGTCGGCGCCTGGTACGCCTTGCACGCCCGGCGGCCCGGTCGAGCCCGTCGGCCCGGTGACGCCCGGCGGTCCCTGTATGCCTTGCGGGCCGCTTGGTCCCGGCACGCCTTGCGCGCCGGTCGTGCCGGTCAGGCCCTTTTGCCCTTGCGGGCCGGTCGGCCCTGGATCGCCTTGCGCGCCTTGCGCGCCCGGCGGTCCTTGCGGTCCCGGCGGCCCTCCCGGTGCTCCCGGCGGTCCCGGTGGCCCTTGCTCGCCGGTGCCGATGACCTCGACGGCGTCGGACGCGAGCACAACGACGGCGTCGCCGGTCGGGTTGATCTTAACGTCGGTATTGCCCGCAATGCCGACGTCGGTCATCGCGTCGGTCCCGCGTTGTTAACGAGCGTGCCGTCCCAAATTTTTATTTTGAGGCCGAGTTGCGTCATGATGAGCGAGTGATCGTAACTGCCGAGACCGAGGCGCTCTAGCGTGTCCTGGCGGATCATGACGGTAAAGAATCCATGCGCCGGATCGTACAGGACGATTTCGCCGGTATCGGTGCCGAGCCGCAACAATGCGTCGACGTCCTCGGCGTGGCGCCGGAGCATCATTTCCATAGAGGTGCCGGTAATGTCGATCGGCGCGCCCGTCGCGCTCGTGACATACTGGAACGCGCGGTAGAAATCCGCGTCGTTGGTGACCGTGATATTGACGGTCGACATTGTCAGGTGAGCACGGTTGAGATTGCGGCAAATGCCGCATCGATCGCCGCCAGGTCGGCGATACTGCCGCCGTTGATTCCGGTGACGGTGTTACTCTCGCAAGTGAAACACGCCTGTACGAATGTCGCCATTTGCTGCAAGACGTGCGCGAGTTGCGCCTCGGTCAATTGGATGAATGTGCCGTCGGCGAGTTTCCAATCGGTGATGTGGCCGGGATTGGCGACGGCGTAATCATGCGCGCTCGCGACCGTGTTGCGCGATACCGGATCGCTCAGGTAGGGCTTGCCGCCGATCGTCACGCCGCCGCTCGCCTTGCGGAAACGCGCGTCGGCGGCATAGGCGGCGAGTTGCGGCTTGTCGTATGTTCCCGGCGCCGGCTGGATGAACGACGCCGCATTGAATAACCAGGCCGGCAATTGCGAGCCGTTGGCACGCGCCGCGTCGGCGAGCTCGGCCTCGCTGGCAATCGGCGAGGCGATATTTGTCGCCGCCCAATCGGAATAGGCCGGGTCGGCGACCGGCACCAATGTATTTGTCGCGCTCGAATAGACCTCGGTCGTCGAGCCGGCGATGATCCAGTAATGATTGACAATCGAGATCATACGATTTGCCCTCCTGTCGCGAGTGAGCCAGCAACCGTGCCAGGGAGATAGCTCGCGCCGCGCCCGCCGACGTCAATGATGCCGTTTGCCGCCGCGGCATATTTTGTGCCGCTCACGTTTCCATAGCCGGTGATCGTCCCCCATATCGGCTGGACGTATGCGCCCGCCGCCGCCACAACAAAGTTGGCGAAACTTACCGCCGCGGTGATGTTGAGCGGGGACGGCGCCGGCGTTTGATAGTTGCCGATCGCGGAGTTGGCCGTCGCGTAGTAATGCGATTGACTTGCGCCGCCCCAGATTTCAACCGGACCTGTCACAAGCGCGAGCGTCGCGTTTTGCGTGCCGATATGCGATCCGGCGCACGGCCCAAACGCGACCGCTGCTATCGTGACATAGGCCGCGGCGGCGAGCCAAATGCAATTGGCGGCGTCGCCTGGCGCTGTCGCCGTCGTGCGGAACGATATGCCGTCGACTTGCCAGTTGCCGCCCGTCGCGAAAAAGAAACACGAGCCGGTGGCGGTATTGTAAACCAGGCAATTCCGCGGATTGCCGTGATTGCCAATAAGCAAAACAGTCCCCGAGCCGTTCGGTGCCGGCATCGCGATCGTTGCCGTGATGTTATAGGTCCCGTCGGCGAGATAAATAGAAAACGACCATCCGCCGAGATTGTATTTCGTCATCTCCTGCAAGGCGCGCGTGATGGTCAGAAACGGCCCATGCGTTCCAACGACCGCGGCTTGCGAGCCGTCATAGGCGGTGTCGCTTCCGGTCGTCGGGTTGACATAGACCGAACGCGGCGCGGTCAGCAAAATGTATCCGCCGCCCGAGCCACCCGACAACATTTGGAAATGCGTGCCGTCATAGACACACTCGATCATCTGGCCGGCTTTCAATTCACCGCCGGCCAGTTGCGTCAGGTCGGCGTGAACGAGCGGCACCGCGCCAATGGCATTTGCGTTGATGACGACTTGCGTCGTGTTGGCGTAAGCGACCTTGATGATGAGCCGTAAGCCGACATTGTATGCCGTCAACGCCGGCGCGAGCGTAACCGCAATTTGGTTTGGCGTGCCCGCGTCGGCGGCGAAATTAACGACGCCATTCTGGACCGACTTTGCCAGTTGAAAGAGGTCGGCCGCGGTCGGCGATAGCCCGCTCGACGTAATGAAATTGACGATCTCGCGTTGTGGCGTCTCGATCGCTTCCGCCGGCGGGATCGAGCCCATCGTCCCGGTCGACGGGTTGCCGTTGATATAGGCGGCGTTCGGATCGCTCACGCCGTACGGTTGGTTATATTTCATCGCGTCCTCGTTACGGTGTTCCGGCCATTGGATCGCCGGGATTGCTCAAGCCGGAATAGTCAAAGATGATTTGCGTGTGCGCGGGTTTCAGGCGACCGAGCAAACATTCGAGATCGTCGGCGATGCCGATATACAAATGATGGTCGACGCCGCATTGACCGGACGCGCACCGGAACCAAACAAGCTTTGCCTGGTCGACGTGGACGGTCCAAAAAAAGCGGTTGGTATCAGGACCGAGGCCGTAATACGGCCATTCGGAAAGCTCGCCGTCGGCGACCGGCGCGTCGCCGCGCGCGTTCATGATCGGCACGCCCCATTCGTTGAGCATGGGATCGGGCGGCAAGTCGCCATAGACGCGGGCGTCGCCGACGTGATCGAGGCCGACGACAAACGTGCGGTATTCGGTAATCGTAATGTGGTAGCCGATTTGCGCGGCGATGCCGATAAAGAACTCGCGCGATTGCGCGCCGAGCATCGTCATCCGCATCACGAGCGCAATGCGGCGCTCGTCGACGCTTTGCGGCGCCGTATAGCAAGGATCGGGCAAGCCATACGCGGCTTCCCAATCCGGCAACAATTCGGTCGTCGTACGCGGATCGGATTCGATTTCCAGCAAATCGGCGGCGCGGCCGTCGACGTCGCCCCAGATTTGCGATTGGCCGCCGAGGAGCGCCATCAACGCCGTCTCGGGCTCGCGCGGCCACGCCGGCCCTGTCGGCAATAGCGCCGCGAGCGCGTCGACGTAGTCGTCGCCGCTCCGTCGCATATGCCTATCGGTCATTCGAAAAGAATCGTCCCGAGCACCGCCATGTAGCCGGGCGCCGGCATGACGAGGTCGTCAAGAATAAGCGTATGGTGATCCTCGCCGACGGCGTTCGAGATCGCTTCCTCGACCCATGAGCGGAAAATTGTTTGGCCCGGCGCCGCCTTGACGAAAAGCATGTTACGGATGGATTGCTCGATCGCCGCTTGCGTCGAGACGTCGTCGTTGACGAGATCGGTGATCGTCATGTCGAGGAATTGCTTGACCGGCGCCATGACATAACAGTCTTTCACCGTGACCGGCCGCTTGGCGTCGATATAATTGGTCACGGTGAGGATATCGTCGGGCGTCGGCCAGCCGTCATCCTCGGGGTAAAGGTCGTCCATCAAAAACCGCACGGTGATCGTGCCGGGACCTTGCTCGGGCGCGGCCCATGCGCGCGTCACGCCGGGGACCTGTTTCGCCCATGCAACATAATCGTACTCGGCGCCGCCCATCGGCGGTTGCTGGATGCGCTCAAGCACGCGCTCGCGGAGCTCGTCATCGCTTTCGACGTCGACGCCGCCGCCCATGTCGACGACGGTGACGGTGCCGTCGACGCCGGCGATCGCGTTGACAAAGGCGAGGCTCGAACCCTGGTCGAGATTGCCGGCAACGCCAGGATCAACGGCGCGGACGTCGACCACCGTCGGCCCGGTGCCGACGGTGATTTGTGCAAGCGTCTCGTAGAGGACGCCGGTTTGCCCGGCCAGTTGCGCGCCTTGCGGCAGGATCGAGCCGTTGATGCCGGTCGCGGTGACCGAACCGGATGCGAACGTCGCGGCTTTGCGTCCGTCGCCCGGCAACCATATCGCGGCATGGCGGTCGAGCCATTCCGTCTCGGCGGTATCGGGCAATAATTGCAGCGCCAGCCAATCAATATAGAGCAAGACGAGAAACGCGAGCCCGGCATTGGCGTCGGACAAAACGCGCAAGACGCTATTCGGCACCATCGCCGCCGAGTGAAGCCGCGCGGTAATGTAATCGCGGTTTTGCTTGCGGACGTCATCGAGCGGCGGCGTCGTCCACGGCATTTATTGTCCGATCTCGTTCCAGAGGGCTTGATACTGCAATTGGATCGCCGGCAATGGCCCGCGCCACAGCGTTACGCGCGCGACGATCTTTTGCAGTTCCGGCCGCGTGACCTCGACGTCGACGCGCGAGGCGAT